TCATTGTACTTCTCCAATAGTGCGTAGTCGATACGTGGGTAGCGATAGAAATTCTCCGGTTGGTATGATTCGGACACCAACTTAAATAGATTGTTCAGTCCTGTTTGGTTCTGAGCCAACAAGACAAGATGGCGCCGGCGCTTGAGAATGTCTTGTGTTTTCTTGCTGTCACCCTCATCCTCTACAGTGGCACCAGACTGGGCATCTTTCTTAATAGCACGTGCTTTTTTCTTATCTTCCATTGCCTGATTGTATGCTTCGCGCCACTCTTCAATAGACGGCGTAAAATATGCTTCGCAGCCAAAAATTGGCTTGAAATCCTTGCCAGCTTCTTGCATCTTCTTGGCATGTAGCACTTGATATGCTAGACCATTCATATTACCATGGTCTGTCAACGCTAGCGCGTCACAGCCATTTTGATATGCAAAATCCATATGATCTTGTGGATACCCTAGGGCATCAAAAATAGAACCTGCTACCGAGTGGGCATGCAGGCCAACAAATTTAATTTTAGAATCTTTTCGATCCATTATTCCTCCGACGTATATGGTATTTTAACGTGTTTGCGCGCTCTTGTCAAGTCCTTAAAGGGTGTTTTGATCTCATAATCAGATCTCATGTAGTTGATATATGATGACCAGTCAGAGATGTCATAAAACCATTCTAGGTTATGTTTGTAAGAGCATTCAACATCTACATGTTCAAAAATTTCACTGAAATTGAACTTGCGGGCGGACCATCTCTCTTCTAATGGCAATTTTTGGGATGGATATTTTTGGTTCGGTAAAGGGGGTAAAAACTCCCTTGTTGTCTTTTTGTTTATCGCTCTTCGGCATTTTACGTATTCTTCTCCTTTAAGTGTGAATGGAAGTGGTAAGTTGTTTTTAACTGTTTGGTTATTGAATGAATAAAAGAAATTTTTATTTTTGTCGCTAATTTGTTTTCTAAAGCTTCTGACCTGTTCAGGGTCAGAAACACCATATGGAAAGGAAACAAAATATTTATCAGGCGTGACCCATTTAGAAATCTTGTATGATGTCATGTAGGCGGCGTGGACTCCTTCTAATACTGACCAACCATAACTATCTCTTCTATCAAAATCCTTCGGTTTTATACCAACGTAATAAATAGGCACTTCTTTTCTTAGATCAGAATAAAATTTACTTGCGAAGTCTCTTTTATAATAAACAGGGTCATAAACCCAATCGCCAACGACCTCTCGAATGATTGGAGAAAGATTTTGATTTGCGACAATCCATATAGTATCGCACCCAGCCATTGCACATTCATATACAGATCTTTGTATTAAATTAAAATCATCTGCGACAGGTAAAAGCAAATCGGGAAACGATACTTTCAATGATGTTTCGTGATTCGCAACCGGTATAATTCCACTAAGGTGAGTTTTCATCAAGCAACTCTAAAATAGTATTGTAGGGCCCAATACTGCCCTTAAGTGCCCCGTGCAGAGCTTTTTCATTTTCTTTTTTAATCTCGATATTCTCGGCTGACGGTCGTAGTTGATTTTCAAAGCTTCTGATTTCGCGACGAATGCAAGAAGTTCTAAAGTTGTAATGCCGCGGGGTACCGTTTTTTGTGTATCCATTCTGTGGTCCTCTCATCCCATTGTCTTTCATTATTTGCATGACCTTAAATCTGGCCATCGTTTCTGAAAAATCAAAGTCGTTTAATTGCTCTGATGTTAATTTTGAAACTGCACAAGCATCCCTAACAGGAGTATTTCCATCGATGCGGTCGGAACTATAAAACCATATTTCGCTGATAAAATCATCGCCTGTGTGTATAAAGTCGATCTCATGTTTTCCTCCCTTATTAAACGCTATATAATCATAACATAAATATGTGTCTGCGTCAAATTTTGTTTTTGTGACAAAGCCGCTGGCGTTTCGATCGCCAAAGTACAGACACTTTTCAAACTTTAATTCCATAATTTTAGAATAATCATTATAACAAATAATTCTACTATCGATGTGTCTCATTCTGGTGCACAAATTTGACAACGGGACGAGGCCACGTAAAGAAAGAAGAAACAATAATCTTTCCCAAAGTAAAAGTTTTTTTATTCCAACATTAATTTTCTTATTAAAAGTGTAAAAGCGATTTTTACTGTGGGGTATTTTTAAAAAATCAAGCTTGGTTCTCGGGTCAAGGTGGTCAAATCTTTTGGGTGCCATTGGTTCTGTAAACAATATCGGGCAGTCCTCTATGAAGGCTGTCATAAGCGCTGGCAACGTACCGCCTATTACAATTTTGTTGTGTTTAAGTACACTCATGTGGTAGTATTATAACCCAATACTGAACTAGTGTCAATGTTTGTTTTCAAGCCCGTACGCGTCGACACCGCCAAGCATCCAGTTTGAATGCATAATATGAAATTTTTTATTATAGTGTGACCAGCCAAGTGCGTGTCCGATTTCATGCTCAAGTACTCGGGATTTACGTGAATCTTTTGGCATTATGAAAATTTTAGCTTTTATAATTTCATTAGTTTTGGTTCTAGAATATATTCTCGTTGCAGCAATTTGTGAATTTTTTAAAGATGAATCTGGCAACGTTATCAGTATTTCACCTAAATATACGCGCATGCAGGTTGGGGAGTTGTCTATCTTAATTGATCCAAAATCATAACCTAATTTTTTCCAATAAGATATGGCATGATTAATTCTAAATGCACTCACTCGCGTGTCGGCGCAAACTCTAACATCGGGCTTCATTTTCCAGTCTGCTTTTTTGTGCGGGCTGCCGATCACAAATACTTCAACGGGCCCATTAACAGGATAGCTATACAGATACTCACTCTTGACGAAACACGACAAGAGGACAAAAAGTGCCCACCACATATTTTAAATAGTAGGCTAAACTTCTTTTAAATCCTGCAAAAGTTCGTTGATGTCCAGCGCAGCACAATCAATTTTGTTTTTGCTAACGTGATAGTGGCTCACAAAGCCCCTAAATTTACCGTATGGAACATCTTGCACATATTTAGTTGAGGTTTTACCAAACTGATTAACAGGAGTCTCATACGGTATACCGGTGGCAAGATGTATTGCAGCCCAAAGTGCCTTCAAAGCCTCGATTTGCACGGGATAGAAGCCCAAAAAAGGCTCTAGTTTATTGCCATGAACCCAAGCATCTTCAATAATCGGTCTTTCGCCAAATTTGTTATCAATGTACCACGCTTGGTATTTAGGATAATATGCATTACTAATTTCAACACCAGCAGACGCTCTGTTCGCACGTGAAGAACCGGCATGCCAAGCTGCGTGCTGTAGGTCCAGTGTTTGGTAAATCGTGCCATCATTGTCAATTAAAAAATGGACCGATATGCCTCTTTTGTCTAAGATATTTTGACAAGATTTCGAATTAAGACAGACATCCCAATGATTGACAAAGTATCTTATGTTTCTTTTAGGCCTAGTGGAGTAATCGTAAAAATGACCCGGCTTAGCAGACATGCCTCCCTTGTCAGACCAAAGAACAAACTTTTGCCACTTAATTGGAAAAAACTCACCATTGTAAACAATCGAATTAGAATAATTCTTATCGCCATCGTTGCAAAAATCTCCAACTACCTTGCGTTCTTGTCTCTCTGTCCATAGGCGGCGAAAGGTCATGGGGCCACACAAGCCATCCGCAGTAATTCCCCGAATCCGCTGCCATTTTTTTATGGCCCTTGTCAGTTTGTCATCAAAATATTTTTCTCCAAACCAAGAAGGCTCCCACCCAAGTTTTTTAGCGGAAGCCTCATTGTAGAAATTTTTATCCATTATCTATACCTTCAGGGCTACAGCACCCCCACAACATAATTCTCTAGTATTACATTATAAGTAGTATTATTTATTACAATTTCTTCTATCATTGACGAATCTACAACGATTTTGCTACCTACTACAAGATTAAATTTGACATCATCAGACTTATTCAAAACTTGTACCACCGAGTGCTTTTGCTGTTCAGGCCTATAGTCTTCAGGCAAAACGATAAGTGGCTTTTGATCTTCTGAATTTTGTCCCACATCGATTAGGATATGTCGATTTACTGGTTTAAACATTTTTTCTCCTTAAATTTCACAGCTATCATTAGTGCAGAATTTAGAGCCCTTCCCGCCTTCATCATCATCAAAACGATCGATTTCGGAAATCTTGGCCGAAAGTTCTTCGTATTTTTCTTTGGTAATCGGCTCGTACGGCGCTTGCTCGTATCCTGTTTCTTCATACTTGAGGAAGGAAACTGCTTTCAGGCGCGTTTCATAAAGTTCGAGCGCACTCTTAATTTGCTCAGCTTCATCAGGCTTAAACGTGACTGTAATAGACACAGAGTTATCGGCCCAGTAATATTGATACTGGGCTGCAGTCTCCAATTGTTCCCACATTGAGACATCTTTTTTTCCTTTCGAAAAATAGGGCTCGCGTACAGGAAACTCGACACAAACAGTATTCGGGCAGTATTTATCATCTTCAATATTATAACCGGCTTCTGTAAGATTTTTAAGTAATTTCGACGTATTGGCAAATCTAATTCTTCTAATATAGTATTCGTCCTCTGGATAGTGAATCCCCGGGGTTGATCCATTTAGCAGTGATACGGTGCCAGAAGGCTTAATAGAGGTCATCCTAACAGATTTGGGTATACACAGCCAATTAGAGTAATCTTCATCTAGCTGTTTAACGTGCTCGTAGGCTGTATCGCACCAGTCATACATTTCACGTCGACCGTGCTTATTGAAGGCCTGGACAACACCAGACTGTGATAGACCGATTCTACGATTTTTTAACATCTTTGCGTTTGTTTCAGGCCAATGTGTGTTGGACAACGTAATTGTTTTGCCATATAAATACGCAATCTTTAGTGTTTTAAGATAATCGTCAATATCATCGTGTTTGGCTGGGTAGGTCTCTACTAGGCAACATAATTCAGCATCCTCAAGCTGCTGCTCAACGCAAGGATTAAAGCCTGCCACATTAATATCATCGTATCGGTTTCCATCTTTAAAGCGTCCCAAAGTCCTAGCGTTATTTAACCAAATATAACCGGGCTCACCATTGGTTTGGCTCTGCTTAGCATGCCACGTATAATCCATCCCAACCTCAGCATTAAAAGAGTTATTTGATCCCCAGCGATGATGGTATAATTTTTCTTGATCATTCTTCATTTGTAAATACATCTTGTCATCATAGCGGCCCATAGCCAAGGCTGCAGATCTGCGAACATTGCCAGAAACAACACATCGGCCAATTAGGTTTTCTGTGTCTACAATATCGACGGACGTAATAGGTTCACCAAGTTTAGCAGAGAATAGCTGCTTTAAATTATCATGAAGCTCAATGAGTGGGCCGGGGCCCGATGAGGTTCCTCCGAAACCTTTGATTTCTGCACCAAGGGGTCGGATCGCTGAGTAATCAAACTTTGGTACCTTAGTGCCGAAAAAGAACCCGTCTAAGAGAACATGTACAGAGTTAACCCAGCCTTCGCGCGAGTCATCAATAACCAAAGTATCATTGGTATATTCAGGTTCTTGAATATTTATAGTTCCGGCACCCTCAGTATCAAACCCAACACCAATTCCAACCATGAGAGCATCCATCATCCACGCGAATAGATAACCACCCTTTGAGGCAATATCGCGTGTAGATCTAAACGCGCAGTTAAAAAGGCCGGCGGCTGTTCTTTCTTCGATGAATTTAGTGCCCATCATCCAAAGGCCGCGGCCGGGTGGTGTCCACTTCAAGTAAAAAAGTCTATCGTATGCATCTTTAGCGGTTTTTTGAGCTTTCGCATCGTTCCATTCAAGCCCCAAGGAAAAGACGTGCTGTTTCTGCATATTAAACATGCCCTCTACAACTCTACGACATGTTTGCCACCACTCTTCCGTTCCGGTAGCCTCTGGATCAAATTCGTTTAGTCGACGGGCGTATGTTCTCTTAAAAGTAACATATCCCAGAGGGCCCCAAGGCACGGCTAAAGCCTTATAGGGATCGACAAAAGTGTCTGAAAGTCTAAATCTTCTGATGTTTTCGATTGTTCTCATAGTTAATTTCCTTTAAATTTTTTATATTTTGAAAGCAAGATATTTTTTTGCTGGGGTGGTGTTAAAGACACCGGGCTAGTTGCAATGTTACTAGAATTTACCGCCTTTGGTAAAACCTTAATGCAAACATTAGATGTATCCATAAATATATCATAAACCATTCCATCGGGACCATTTCTATTTTTTGCAATGAAAATTTTACCTTGATTATTTTGTTTATCCTCGATTGTTCGGGACACAGAGAAGATGAAGTCAGCAACAAAACATTTATTAAAAGCTTCAGAAATTTGCTCCATCGTGATCACCTCTGCGCTCAATCCGGAGCGATTGGTCTGTGAGGCTGTCCAAATTGGGCATCCATACTCTGTCGAGAGGGCCCTTAGTTCTTCGTATATTGATTCCAACTCATTCCTCTTTTCTTTTCTAACCACAACTGGCTTAAGCAAATCGGCATAATCAACTATGATTAGGCCCGGCTCAATGCCTCTTTTCAATAATTTATTAAGATGATTCTTAATTGTGTTAGTAGATGCAGATTTAGTTGGGTATTCTTTAACTATTAACTTACCGTCCAGATCTTTAATTTTATCATAAATTTCATCTTTAAAAACGTCCAATTCTGAAAGTGGGTATCCAGTTATACAGCTATCGTATCTTTTTCCAATAACTGTATCCTGTAGCTCAAGAGTGTAATGAACCACTGTCTTGCCCTCTAGTACTGCCTGAGAGCCAAGGTGCACCAAAACCATCGATTTACCGGCACCCGTTGGGGCAATCACAACACCTAATTCTGATTTTCCAAGGCCACCGCCACATATAGTATCAATTTCTTGCCATCCAGTAGTGGTTGGATTTCTAAATTTTGGCAAATAGCGGGTTTCAAAATCAGTCAAATAATCATGGCCAAAATTCGTTTCTGAGCCAAGTTTTAGTGAATCGTTGATAATCTTTGATATTTCATCAAAAGAACATGATTGCAGCAGATCCACAGATTTCATCATAGCGTCTTTAAGATTTTGTTTGCGACAAAAATCAAGTGACTGTTCTTTAATATACTCTCCGTCAATTACCTCTGAATTGCAGGCTTTTTCGAAGAATTCCATGATTTGCTGTTGGACGATCTCGTCTTCTGTTTTAAGCTCTGTTACGAGAATTGTCTTGATTGTTTTATAGGATGGATGCGTGGTATACCTATCTCGATAATTCAAAATCTTGCGTACAAAGATCCTGAGATATTCAAGCTCTAGAAACGAAATATCCAATACTTCAAATATTTGATCGGCAAAAGGGCGGTCTGAAATAATAAGCCTGACAAGATCTTCTTGAAAGGATTTTCCAAAATTTGCAAAACTTGCAGCGCTGCCCACTGTGCCTCCGGTAGTACTAATTATAACATGATCAGACCAAATGTCAACTAATTAACAATTTAGTTTTATCCTATTCAAGATGGCCTCAAGATCGGCCCAATTCAATTCTCCAAAGCCATCATCTAGCATGAGTTTAATGATTGCTGTTTTGTTATACGTGCATTCAAAATCTTCAATTGCGCTAGCTGCTTTTTGCTTGGATTGCACTGACATCAATGGCGAGTAAAGTTGCATCATTTTGTAGTTATGTTGAATAATGTTTTTGCCCTCCACTATGTTAGTAAAAAATTTTAGTTTAGAATCCGCATTTTCACAGAACTCTATAACTTCATCGATAGTATAATCTTTCTCCGATGCCAAAAAAGATAGCCGTTTTTTTACCGACACTAAGCCAGCACCTTTGATGCCGGGTAAATTATCAGATGCGTCACCTGCAATTGCTCTTGCGAGAGCCATGTTCCGTGGATGCACACCGATTTCATTGATAATTCTATTTTTGTTCATCAATTCGCCACTAGTTGGACGGTACACTAAAGTTTCCTCATCGCAAAGCTGATAAAAATCTTTGTCGTTAGACGCGACAACCTTCTGCCAGCCGTCATAGTAGGGCATCCTAGATACAAATGATATCACATCATCGGCTTCAATTTCCGGCAGCATAATCTGCACAATTGGCATCTCATTAAAATATTCCATAACGCGAGTTTGTTGCCACATCTTATTATGAACAATCTCTTCATCTGAGAGATTATGCACTGCTCGGTTTAATCTTAAGGGCTTCCTGCCCTCTTTATAATTTTTGTCTATTGATTTTCGTTTGTTGGAGCCGTTTGGTCCATCCCAAACAACTACAATTTGGTCAGGATTTGTTAGACGCACCAACGTCTGCATAATTTTTATTGTGCCTTTGATGCCGCCAATGGGTTGGCCATTAGTCGAAAGCGAAGGATCAACGATATATGCTCTAATAAACATATTCAATGCGTCGATAATTAAAACTCTTTTGTTGTCTGTTTCTGTCATTCTACCACCTATAAAAAACCCTGACCAACTATAGAATAACTGATCAGGGAATAAAAGTCAAGCGCTTTTTATTGTTTAATTGGGACCGTTAAATCCTCTTGATCCTCGTAATATGCCGCAGCTGTTCCAGTTCTTTCATCAAACTTTTGAACGATTTCTTCATTCATGATACTGATTACTCTATTCTTAAAATCTTCATCACTGGTTACGAGACTGGTCCATTTGGACGGCTGGAATTTCTTGCTATAGCCATCGGGCATTGATAGTGTGTACCATGCCCCTGCAGATGTGAGATATTCACTCCCTTTGATTGCATCGAACCAACTTTCTTCATCGCGGATACCTACATCACTAGTTCCCCACATAATACGGAAGGCGCACGACCTACCTTGTGTACCAAAGCGAGACTTCTCCAACTTAACCTTAACCTCAGAGCCGATGCGGAAGCCCTTCTCGTCCTCGATAAAAGCAGACTTGGCTTTCCGGCCGGTTAACCATATACGAAGCGAATAAGCATAGTGCATGGCTTTACCACCCGGAGTGATGTAAGGTGTAGTCATGGCGATTTGTCTAGCCATTGGCCCTTGTGGGATATTTGTCTTCAATTGATTCAGAACAATAAAAGTTGCCTTTTTATCTGCAATCGGAATCACAAGTTTAGACATACCCTTTGCAAGAATCCTAGCTTTTACAGCCATTGAAGACTGAGGGTTGAAGTCACCCTCTACATCTGAGATTGAAGGCGTAAAGGCCAGTGAATCCCAGATAAATACAAGCTGTTCATCTGTTGCTCCGAGAAGTTCTTCAATAGTCTCAAGAACAAACTCGACAGACGACGCTTGAACATACATTAATCGCTCTAAATCGCAGCCTGCTCGCTCCATGAACATGGGATCGATAGCAGACTCGGAATCGAAGTAAACGACCATCTTGCCCGTTTTCTGGGCGTTTGCGGCAATCTGTGTAGCCATATAAGATTTACCTGTTGACTGTAAGCCGGCAATCTCAGTAATCTTTCCAACTGGTATACCTGCAACTTGGCCTTTACAAATAATTGAATCAAGCCAACGAGAGCCAGTCGGAATCCATTCTTTAACAGAAGTAGGGTTATCACCGGTGAGATCGTGTGCTACTGTCTGTCCCGCTTTTTTGTTGACAATTTTCATGAGGTCTTTTAAGTCAACACGACCTGCTTTGGCTTTTGCCATTATGCCTCCTAATAAAATGGCGGCAGACTTTTCACCGGTCTGCCAGCGGCTTTTTTTAACTACTCTGTTGTAGTTTCTGTTGTGGTCTCAGTCTCTGTAGTAGTCTCGCCGGTAGCATCTTCAATCGTGCCTTCCGTTACCGAAGAAACCTCAACAGTTGTGGCTTCGGTTGTTTCAACAGTCTCAGTTGCGTTGCTTACTTCCTCTGCTGGTGGCTCGAAACTACATTGTCCATATGCGGTAGCAACAACTAGTGCTCCTGCCACAAAACTAACTTGCACCTTCCAGCGTGCCAAAGTTGATTTCAACCATTCCATAATATTCTCCTTTTTATCATATAGAATAATATGGCAGACTATTTATAAGTACCGGTCTGCCAGCGGACTACAAACACCAATTACTTGGTTGCCATAAGTTCGTCGAATGCCTTATCTACCGGATTTTGGGTATCAACATTATATTTACCTGTCTCAGATGAACGCTCCTCAGCGCTGGCGTCACCTGAAAGTTGCTCGTCTAGAATCGCGTCGACCTGTTCAGAGGATAGACGCTCAAAGAGACCATCGAAGTTGGGCATACGGTCAAGGAGGGCAGGGATGGCCTCTGTGTCCTCCAGCAACGTAGACGTATTTCGACGCATCTTTAGGCTTGTTTGTGGAAATGTACCCGGCGCTGTGCGCGGAGTATAAACTAGGGAAATATCGGTGCCCTCATGAGGGTCGGTAATATCTCCATATTCGGGATTTAGAACAAGGTTGAGCAATTGCTCATACACCATCTTTCCATATCCCCAAATACGAACACCCTTATCTTCTTCACCACGCACAAGAACGGGTGAGAAAAATCTTTGACGAGCCATAAGTGACTTCGCCATCTTAATGCTTTCTTCGGTGCCCTCATTAAAAAGCTTCCGAACAAAGTCGTTCAATGGGTCATCTTCGCCGAAGTTCTTCTTCGGACTAAGAAACCCAGGATTGTTTCCTACATTGTAGTGAAACCAAAAATCCTTGAAGGGATCGCCATCTGCGGTAGGGACGATGCGAATTGTCTGTTCGCCATCTTGTGGACGCCAGAATGTGTCTCGATTACCACCGCCGCCTTTGCCT